GTGACGTGGTGACGTGGTGACGTGGTGACGTGGTGACGTGGTGACGTGGTGACGTGGTGACGTGGTGACGTGGTGACGTGGTGACGTGGTGACGTGGTGACGTGGTGACGTGGTGCCGCCGCGTGGTGCTTCGCGCGCGTTCCTTATAGGGCAGCCGCCGCGCGAAGCCGCGTGGTGAACTGGTGAATTGAACGGTATTAAAAACCTGATGAACGGTAGTTGCGCCGTAATCGTTACGGTGTAGAATAGCTGCCACACCAACGACAACAACAGAGAGGCTACAAAATGTACATTTTAGAAAAACAGTTAATTGATGAGGGGTTTGACGTGTCACATGTGCGCTCAACAATTGCGAGAGTATTTGCCAAAAACCCAAACGCAACACCTACACACCGCGCACGTTTAGCCCGTCAATCACTACAGGCCGCCGCGCGGATGCGATCACAGGCAGCGCGACGGAGTGCGCTGGGTCTCAGGCAGCTCAGTATCTGGGTGGAGGCTAAAAATATTGACCGAATCAAAAAATACGCTAACGCGATCAGTTCAACACACACACACACACACAACACGACGGAGTTATAAAAATGACGTATCAAATCAGTAGCATGGACATTGTAACCGCTGAATTCGTTGGCGAATGGGGTGGCCGAGAGGAGGTGGTGGCAACCAATCACAACAAAATAAACGAGGCTATTGCGTCTCTGCTGGATTACTCAGACGACGACGGTTTCCACCGGGCCACGTCTGAGGTAGATGCTAAATTCGGGTCTGAGGATTGGTTGGCACACCCGTTGAATGATGATGTGGTTGACGCTCTGGCCTCCCACGTCGTCAACGGTACGGCTCTGAATGTCTCGACCAGTTAAAAAAAACATTGCACCGTAAAAATTACGGTGTATACTAACCCCCATGCCGCAACATTGCGGCAACTTTTACACGCTACGGCGTAAGGATTACATAAAATGATTAAATTTAAAAACCTGGAAACTGGCTTGGTCGGCACAGCTGCCGAACTACTCGCAGCAGCAGCATCAGCCTCTGACTGTGTTGATCTGCACACCCTAGACGATGCCACACCAAACGACGCGGCGGCGTGGCGGCTGATTGAGCGTAACGGTGAGGATATGGCCACTATCGGGGATCTGAGGTTTTGGGTCGAGCTTTGGGAGGGGTTGGATGATACACGGCTGGAGGCGTTGGCGTGGTTGGCCGACCTCCAGGGCGGCTCTTGTAACGGGCTGGGAGAGGTGAGACGGCTGGGAGAGGTGAGAATATTTGAGGGTACCCGCGCCGAATGTGCCGCCGACTATAGCGATCTGCTTGGGTACGATGTCCCCGCGTGGATCCAGCATAACATAAATTGGGAGGGCGTTTTTGATGATTTGGTCCGCTCGGACGAGTGCGAGGTGCTGGACTCAGGGGTGATCATCATCAACGCCTATGAGTTTTACAATGCCTAATTTTTATTTGCTATTGCGCCGTAAAAATTACGGTGTATAATAGCGGCCTACACACACGCCCATACGGGCAAGGGGGGGGACATCATGAGTTACGTAATCGAGAAACTGGATGGGGATTACTACACGCATTACACCCGATATAGCACATGGCTGGAGGTCTGCCACGCATTGAGTCTCAGCGATAGCCTCATCTGGTGCGGCTCTAGGTTTCGGGTCCTCGACAGCCACACGGGGCTATCAGTGATCCAAGCGGACGTTATAGAGTGGGTGCACTCAGGCCATCCACACCGCCGCGTGGTGCGGATGGCGAAAAAATCGTTACCGTGGGTAGCCTGTAAGTAACACTAACCGCCGTATCAACTGATGCGGCACCAACAACAGAGAGTAATACTAATATGATTAAATTTAAAAATCTGAAAACTGGTCTGGTCGGCACAGCCACCGAACTACTCGCAGCAGTAGCAGCATCAGCCTCTGACTGTGTTGATCTGCACACCCTAGACGATGTCACACCAAATGACGTGACGGCGTGGCGGCTGATTGAGCGGAGCGGTGAGGATGTGGCCACGGTTGGGGGTCTGCGTCTATGGGTCGAGCTTTGGGAGGGGTTGGGCGATACAGAACTGGAGGTGCTTGCGTGGCTGGTTGACCTTCAGGGCACTTCTTGTAACGGACTGGTGAGACTGCTACAAGAGGCTGAGATATTTGAGGGTACCCGCGCCGAATGTGCAGAAACATATATCGAGGATTGTTCGGGGGAATCTATACCCGACTGGGCGTTATATAACACAGACTGGGAGGGCGTTTTTGATGATCTGGTAAAAACGGACGAGTGCGAGGCGCTGGGTTCGGGGGTGATCATCATCAACGCCTATGCGTTTTACAATGCCTAATTTTTATTTGCTATTGCGCCGTAAAAATTACGGTGTATAATAGCGGCCTACACACACTAACCGCCGTATCAACCGATGCGGCACCAACAACAGAGAGTAATACTAATATGCTAATCAGAGACCTAGGAGCGGTGGCGCTGTGTATGCCCCGCGATAACGCACGCCACCAGCTAAACGGTGTATTTTTTGCTGAGAACGGGGACATCGTTTGCACTGACGGCAACAGATGCCACGCAATCCAGACGGGAGAACGCCGCGAAGAGGGGTTTATCCTCAGTTACGATGATGTCAAGCGAATCATTAAATCAGCAACAGCGGCACAACGGCGGCGCGGCGCTGAGTTTTTCGCTGATCTGAGCGGCGACGTGGTGGCGGTTGGCGCAAATACGACAGACATTCTGTGCAAACCTGTCGGCGGAAAATACGTTGACTACATTGATTTTTTTCCGGCCGTTGGCCACCAGCCGCAACAGATCGACAGCGACGGGGTAGGTTTTGATTGTGACCACATGCAGCAGATTGCACAGGGGATCAGTCTCCACGCGGCTGGCCTCACCCCCCGCGTCACTCAAATGAAATTTTACCGAATTCGCAGCCGTAATTTGCTCATTACGGCGCAGGGTAATTTTCGCGCCGTGGTGGTGGTTAAAATCGACGACGTAAAGTAACACCCCCAGCCGCGTCGGTTGATGCGGCACCAACAATAGAGAGAGTAAATAAAATGGATAAATTTAAAAACCTGAAAACGGGTCTGGTCGGCACAGCCGCCGTTTGCGCTCGCGCCTATATTGAGAATCACGGTTATAAAAACGCCCCGTCGTGGATTTATGATTACATAGATTGGGATGGCGTTTTTGATGATGATGCCACCCCCTCCTGTATTTATGACCCCATAGATTGGGAGCAGGTGCGGGATGGTGAGGAGGTGCCATCATGGGTTTATGAAAATATAGATCTGGCGGGGATTTTTGAGGGTTACGATACCGCCCCGTCGTGGATTTATGATTACATAGATTGGGATGGCGTTTTTGACGATCTGGTGCGGTCAGATTCCGAGACGTTTAAAAAATCGTTGCCGTAAAAAATACCTTGCGCCGTAATTTTTACGGTGTATAATAACGGCCTACACACTAACCAAGAGCCTAGATTATGAACGCATATACCGCCGTCCGCACCATCAGAAAACTATTAGCAGATAAATTGATAGCCAAAAAATACGCGCACCGCGTGTTAGCACGGGTCAAAAATTGGTTGAAAACTCGCACGTTACCACGCGGTGGGTGGTTTTCCGCCGCTGAAGTTGACTATGTTACAGATCGCTGCGCGGTTCGCGCCGTGTCCTCGTTTAGCACCGAGGGCGTGGCGGCTGTTCTGTTGATAGGCGCGGTTCGTATGTAGCCACATGTTCTGTATGTGTAGGCGCGGTTCGCGTGTAGGCGCGGTTCGTATGTAACCACATGTTCGGTATGTAGCCACATGTTCGGTATGTGGGGCGGAAATCTTCTCAACTTCTCAACTCACTTCTTTACAGTAGATTCTTAAGAACCTGCTGTAAGTCATTGATTTTTAACAATCTTCTTTTCTTTACTTCTTAACTTCTTAACTATATATATATATAACTGTGCCATACAAATAGTGTATGTACATGTATTACATATGCATACATGTATTACATGTACACATATGCATATAGGTTTCACTCCATTGAGAAGTTGAGAAGTTGAGAAGTTGAACGCCTTAAACCCTTACAAATCAATGACTTAGCTGGGTTCTGCACTAAGTTCTCAACTCGCCGCTGCTCCGTAAGTCATTGATTTCATTCGCTTCTTAACGGCCTTGTGGTCACCATCGGTTGCGGCGTATGCTGTGTGGACACTAACCGAGGTATTCAAAACATGGCCAAACATAGACGCGACATGAAATTCAACCCTGACGTTCCCAGCGACGTTGAACGATTTAACAAAATTGTGAGGAAGTACATTCAGGACAATAGTGACGGGCTGTTACGGGTTACAACCGTGGCGGGGGTCTGCGTTGCGTTGGGTCTCCGTGCAAAAAAATCGTTTTGGGAGTATGCACAGCGCCCCGCGTTTGCGGCTGTGTGCGCGGAATTTAACCTAGTAATCGAAAACCAATTAGTAGGGCAGGCCGTGATTAACCGCAGCAAAGGGGCAGAATTCATTCTGAGATGTCGAAAAGACGACGATTATCAGGATATTCAGCGGATCGAGACCAAGGCGATTCCCATTGTGATTGAATCTGAGGATCTTGAGGCGTAACGCACCACGCCTCACCACCACGCCTCACCACCACGCACCGCATCCGCTGGTGCGTTTTCATGATTACGCCTATAATCATGAAAATTGAATAACTGTAAGTCATTGATTTTAAACGGTTTTCAGTTCTCAACCTTTCGTCACCTCATAATCAACCCACCCCCTGAATAAGCGGTATGCCTGTAAGCCATTGATTTTTAACGGTGAATTAGAGTACTATCACCCTAAAAAAAGAGGGGGGTCGGCCACTTACACCCCCCCTGAGCCAAACGTTCGCACAATGTCGCTAAGTTTCGCGTCACCCTTGACGACTCACCCAAAACCAAATACACTCTGACCCATGAAAACCAAAATCATAATCGCACTCATCGTCTCAATCGCTTCCAGCGTGTCCAGCATTGCCTTGACTGAGACTGACCAGCTCAACATCCTCGAAGCGGCGAGCGCCCTATCAGCAATCGTGCCGAACCTGATTGCTGCGCTGAGTGCGCTGAGTGCGCTGAGTGCAGTGCTGATGGTAGCGTTTGAAAAACGATGACCCTGATCGAAGCACTCAACGCGATTAACCCTCCAAAAAAAATGGAGGGCGACCAAAAAAAAATCAAACCGGTATTCTCAGAGGAATTAGAGTCCTTATATAGAGCATTGAACTGGCAGCCGCTATACTGCGCTCAGTTACCGCCGCGTTGGGCTGTGGTCATGCTGGAGTTATCCATGCACATGAGCGTGACTGATGTTTTCAAACACGTCCAGAAGTGTCTCGATGTTGAGCAGACAGGGACAATGACATCGGAAACACTGAATGCAATCACCATCCGCGATGCCACATGTGTGATTGCATCTGTTGTTGACTACGGTTTGCGGGAACATTTACACTGGGTGCTTAGAAACCTGTAATTTTTGGAGATTGAAATGTTTGAAGAAATTCCAGAGCAGTTTGTAGCTCAACAGTTCGTAAAAGGTAAAACCACTAAAAAAGCAACTAAGGCGTTTTTGGCTGGTGTTGCCGAAAAGGATTTTGACGAAGACCGAGATGACAGCACTATCCATGATCGCCATGAGCGTGAAAAAAAGAATGATCGTGGCGACGATAACCCAGACTACAAAGAAGACCCAGAAGATCGTAAGGTCTACATCAACTTAGTTGAGGGTGGCATTAAAGACCTAGAAGATGGCGATTGGGTCATGAAGTCCACCCGAAGCGACTCTAAGCAGTTCGTACTCAGCGACAAAGAGTTTCAGGCGCGATTCCGTAAGGTTAAAGGTAAATAGTAATCAATGGCCTTCAAACTCACTAAAGCGCAGGTGAAAGCCCGTGACTTAGTGACATCTTCCGCCACCCACACCGCGTTGGGTGGCGGATCTCGTTCAGGGAAGACGTTTTTCCTGGTGCGAATGCTTTTAATACGGGCAATCACCTCAGCGGGTTCTAGGCATGTAGTGTTCAGATTTCGTTTCAACGCACTCAAAGCATCTATTATTGGTGACACACTCCCGAAAGTGTTGAGCCTGTGTTTCCCTCAACTCCCTCCACTTAATGAAATGCTCAATCGCACCGATTGGTTCATGACACTGCCAAACGGTTCTGAGGTGTGGTTTGCTGGCCTCGACGACAAAGACCGCACTGAGAAAATTCTTGGTATGGAGTTCGTCACATTGTATTTCAATGAGTGTAGTCAGATACCGTGGCGTTCAGTTGAATTGGCGCATTCACGTCTCGCACAATTGGTCGCAGGCCGTGATGGGAAGCCATTGAAACCCAGAGCGTATTATGACTTTAACCCACCCAGCAAAAAACACTGGACGTATGTTCTGTTTCTGGATAAGAAGTCGCCCGTGACACGCGCACCGGTTCTTAACGAATTCAATTACGGGTTCCACCTGATTAACCCTGCTGATAACACTGAGAATATTTCACCTGAGTATCTGAATATTCTGAACGGAATGTCGGAGCGGGATCGGAATCGGTTCCTGTTTGGCAAGTTTGCCGATGACTCAGAAGGACAACTGTGGTCAGAAGAGTTGTTACAGCAGCAGCGTGTGCTTGGGCAAACCGGTTCGGTACCTGAATTCGTTAGAGTGGTGATCGCTGTTGACCCGTCAGGGTGTCAGGGCAGTGAAGATTCGCGCAGCGATGAGGTGGGTATTGTCGTGGTTAAGCTGGGTACCAACGGTCGGGCGTATGTAATCGAAGACTTGTCGGGTCGCCACTCACCCGAAGAGTGGGCAGACGTGGTGAACGCTGCCCACAGTCGCCACAGAGCCGATATAATCGTAGGTGAGGCGAACTACGGTGGTGACATGGTTCGCGCCGTGTTACAGGCTAAGAATCGCGCACTGCCGTATAAAACCGTGACGGCCACCCGTGGTAAACATGTACGGGCTGAACCAATTGCCACACTGTATGAGCAGGGCTACGTCCACCACATCGGGTATTTCCCAGAGATCGAAGATCAGCTATGTGGGATGACAACAAGCGGGTATGTGGGTACACGATCACCAGATCGTGCCGATGCGATGATTTGGGCGTTGACAGAGTTGTTCCCTCGGATAATAAAGGAAGCACCCTCGACAGGTGGTGAACACGGAGTTATGATGAACGACACATGGAGACCACCAGCAGTAAAGCGCGTGGCGCGGTCTCTCACGCGATTTGACAGAGGTGATTACTGATGTTCAGTGAAATAAGAGGGTGTTGGCAATGAGTGATTTATTTGTACCATTCGCCAGCACAGGGAAAGCCGTCGCATCCAGTGCTGCGCCAGAAGCAACGGCGGCTAATACCCTAAAGGCGTTACAGGAAAAGATCATGAATGCCGTTGAAAACCCTGACCCTGAAAACACCAAGCGACGAAACGAAGTCGAACGTCGGATGCGATCCCGCTCTGCTGGTGGGCGATTATCAACGGTTCTCAACGGTCAGGACTCGCCGTTGTGATGAGTCCTGACATGGTGGTGCAGCGCAGCGATAAGTTATTCGACACTCAGCGAATGGTATTACCGTTATGGCAGACAATCGCTGATCACTTTTACCCTGAACGTGCTGATTTTACAATCACACGAAACGTGGGTGCTGAAGTCGCGGGTAATCTGGCGAACTCATACCCTGTGTTAGCACGACGAGATTTAGCGAATTCCTTTCACGCGATGTTGCGTGACGGCGAATGGTTTAAAATGGGTGTGACAGACGAAGAGCCTGACAGCGCAGGTCGTGGTTGGTTACAGTGGGGTACCCGAAAACTTCGGGGTTTGATTGACCGACGCGATGCCGGTTTCACTCGCGCCACGAAAGAGGGCGACCATGATTACGCAGCATTCGGCCAGTGTGTAATATCCTGTGAAGTCAACCAAAGTCATGACGGCCTATTATTCCGGTCATGGCACCTACGCGATTGCGCGTGGTACGACGACGAGAACGGTGATGTCGGTGGTGTTACACGCCGATGGAAACCTGAATTACACCAGTTGGTGACTGTTTTCGGACAAGAACGATTACATCAAGACACGTTAAAGAAACACGCAAAAGACCCTTTCGCCACGGCGGACATTCGCCACTTCGTGATGTCGTCTGAGATGTACGGTGACAGTGGTATCAAGGAACCCTACGTCAGTGTCTTCGTTGATGCCGACCACAAGCACTTAATTGAAGCCGTCGGTATCAACCATAAGTATTACATTATTCCACGGTTTCAGACGATCTCCGGCAGCCCTTACGCCTACAGTCCAGCAACGATGACGGGCTTACCCGACAGTCGCGCACTACAGGCGATGACCCACACACTGCTTGAGGCAGGTGAGAGATACGCCCGACCACCCATTGTGGCCACAAGGAATGCGGTCAGTAACGGTTTGGACTTGCAGGCCGATGGCGTTACTTGGATTGATGATGACTATGATCAACGAACCGGTAAGGCTGTTGATACACTCGGTCAGGATCGGGGTGGTTGGCCTATCGGAATGCAGATGTATAACGACATGATCGGTATCATCTCCAGTTCGTTTTACCTAGACAAGTTGAATTTACCTGCCGTTGGTGGCAATATGACCGCCTACGAAGTTCAGGAACGTATGAAACAGTTCCGCCGCGAAGCGTTGCCGTTGTTTGCACCTCTTGAAGCTGAGTACAACGGACAACTCTGTGAGCAGGCGTTCACGATTGCGATGGACGCGGGACTGCTTGGTTCGGCTTACGACATTCCAGACTCGTTATCAGGTCGTGATATTAAGTTCAAGTTCATTTCACCACTGTCAGCAGCAGAGGAGGAGAACAAAGCTTTAATGTTCAAACAGGTTGGTGGGATGTTAGCTGAGTCAGCACAAGTGGCACCTGAACTGAGAGATAACGTAAACGTGGAAGCAGCGTTCCGTGATGCCGTTGAGGGCATTGGTTCGCCTCAAGGGTGGTTACACTCACCTGAAACAGTCAAGGGAAACCGCGATGCACGAACTAGAAACGCCGCAATTGAGCAAGCGGGAATCAGCAGCGTTCAAGGCGCTGTTTAACGGCTCTGCCAGCAGCGAACAACAGCAGTTGTTCGTCAAGGTGATGGTCGATAAAGTGACCCGAACAAACGATACATGTTACCTCCCAGACTCAGAACGTGGGAGTATTTTTCTGGCAGGCCGAAGATTTGTTGGTCTGCTTCTGATTCGATATTGCAAAGGAAACGAAAATGTCTAATACAGTCCTCGGTACTGTTCCACCAGCAGCAGACGTAACGCCACCAGCGGCACCAGCAGCAGCAGCGGCAGCAGCAGACGTAACGCCACCAGCGGCACCAGCAGCACCAGCAGCACCAGCGGCAGCAGCGGCACCAGCGGCACCAGCAGCAGCAGCGGCACCAGCGGCACCAGCAGCAGCAGCGGCAGCAGCAGACGTAACGCCACCAGCGGCACCAGCAGCAGCGTTCTACAAATCAATGCCGGATGATTGGAGGGATCAGTTGATTGCTGCTGCGAATCTGACAGGTGATGACAAGGCGTTGAACATGCTGAATCGCCACGGCGACATCGGTTCGTTGGTGAAGTCGTTCATTGCTGGCCAGCGTCAGATTCGCAGCGGTGAACTGTCTAACGGGCTGCCAGAGAACCCAAGTGCCGAACAGCTCTCAGAGTGGCGCACAGCAAACAGTGTTCCATTAAATGTTGACGGGTATTTTGCCGATGTCGCCGTGGGCGATAATGATAAGGCGCTGTTCGACAGTGTTGGCAAAGCTGCACTGGAAAATAACGTCAGCAAACCTGCACTGGATGCGATCTTGGGTCAGGTTGAATCACAACGTCAGGTGCAAGCACAGGTGCAAGCAACCCGTCACACAACTGATATGCAGAACTCGACTCAGGTTTTGCAGGAAACATGGGGAGGGGAGTTAGCCACAAACGTAAACATCGTGAATAACATGATCAGTCAACTACCTGAATCGGTGCGTGACGGGTTTTCCCAAGCTACTCTGGCCGACGGCAGTCTGCTGGCAAACTCACCAGAAGTGCTGGTGTGGTTAGCAGACATGGGTCGTAAGATTAACCCCGCTGCGACCGTGGTGCCGAACTCAAACAATCCGGCACAAGCGATGGCCACTGAGATTCAATCAATCAAGGATAAGATGGGAACCAAGTCGTACACCGCCGAAGACCGTAAACGGTACGTCCAGTTAATCAAAACGCAGTCGGCGTTCAAGTCGTGAAGGCTTGGGCGGTTGGTGGGGTGATCAGTCTGACGGTCTGGTTGGCAGTGGCCACGATAGCCGCTCTCAACATGGCCGACCCATTGACTGTAACCACTGATGTCAAACCCGATCAACCGTTAAACGCAGGTGAATATCTAGTGGTTGAACGGAGTGTCAACAGTCGGTCAAAAGCGACTGTTGACATACAGCGATGGATTGAATCGTCGGAAGACGGTTTGGTGTATAACCTGCGTAACTCCAGCGCATCCTTTGACGTTGGTACCACATCAAGGGCGTTCACGATTAAAACCCCTCAAACACTGCCTTCAGGTAATTACACATATCATGCTGTTTTGACCTACAACTCTTTTATGTTCCTTCACCACACACTGGTCACGGAACCCATGAGGTTTTCCATTGAGTAATTGGCGAAGTACAGCAGCGTATCGACGGTGGCGCATCGCCGTGATCAGACGTGACGTTAAGTGCGTTACTTGTGGTACTATTAAAAAGCGGCAGGCACACCATATTGAGCAAGGCAGTTACAACCCGCATCTACGGTTCGTGGTCGCTAATGGTGTTACTCTTTGTCGTAAATGTCACTCACTATTGCACAACAAAGTCGTGGGTAGTTTTCGCATGAAATGTACACGAAAACACTATGAGCGATTCATCAAACTTGCAAACTGGTTCAAAGGTGTCACGAAGTGATTAGTGACACTCTAAATCGTGGACATAGTTAGCCGTCGATGTTAGAGTGTCACTGACACCACTGCGACAACCCTTCACGGCGTTTCAGGCGACCTCCCTCACCTTGGGACTAACTCGTTACGATATGCCACCAGAAGCCACCTTGAAACAGACGGTTTAACCACTTTCTCGCACTGTATTTTCTGGAGGGTATTATGCCTAATTCAGCGTTACAAACCGCGTTTCGTGACGAAACGATTGCCGGTTTTGAAAAAAACAAATCACTCTTATCTCAAACTGTCACCACTGAATATGATGTTCGTGCTGGTAACGCCACGTTCTTAGTTGCCGACTCCGGCGGTCGAACCGCAACCACTCGCGGCCTGAACGGTTTAATTCCCGCAGGTGTCGATAACTTGAATCAGTACACCGTGCCTCTCACTGAATGGCATGACAAAGTGATCCGCACCAGCTACAACCTATGGGCTTCTCAGGGTGATGGTCAGGCCATCATGCAGCGTACCGTTCGTGCTGGCCTGAATCGCAAACGTGATGAAGACATCATTGCTGCACTGAGTACGTCCACTCAATTAACCCCGTCAGCAGGCGTAGCGGCGAACTTAAGTATGATTGCTCAGGCGAAAACGATCCTAGGCAATAACTTCGCTTCTGGCGGGGATGTTTACGGCGTGATCACCAGTGCATTCCACGGCCATCTGATGAAACTGCGCGAATTCACTAGCACTGACTGGGTGGATGGCAAGAAGTACGAACGATCCGAAGAAGACGACATGAACGTCTCGTTCGAATGGTATGGTGTCAAATGGATTGTTAACGACGCACTGCCTGGTGTTAACACGCCTTTGGCTAAATGCTACATGTACAACAAACGCGCCGTCGGTCACGCTTGCGACACTGACGGCATGACTGTTGAGGCCGACTATCGGGCCGAACAGAACTACTCATGGGCTATGTCAACTGCCTATATGGGTACTGCATTGTTGCAGCAGGCAGGTGTTGTAACAATGCCTCACGACGACTCCCTCGCTCTCCTATAACCCAACAGAGCCGATCATTGATCGGCTCGCGCTGAGGATAAACTCATGGCTTACGATCCACTTAATAACCCGATTTATTTAACAACGGGGACATTTTCGGGAGCTTCAAACACATGGCAATACGACCCGCCGATTGCTGATAGTGCAATGCTGTTCAAGACTAATGACGGGTACTTCGGTGTAGATGGTCTTGAACGTGCTGGATGCAAGCGCGGCGACGCTTTCTACGTCAATTGGAACGCCACCACTGGGTTAAAAGCAATATGGAAGGCTTCGGTGATTTTACTACCATCAGGCGCATTAACTTTGTCCGATTTCGCTGGAAATACATCAGCCCTCAACTCAGGTTAAAACTATGAAAATTTCAGATCTACAGTTACGGGATTTCGCGTATCAGAGTTTCAACCTTCTGGTTGATCGAGACACTGACCGCGCCGATATTCTCAAGGCTGAGTTCTGGACGATCTATGCCGGTAGTTTTTCTGCCGGTTCTGAGATTCGGGTCATTGCTGAAGACAACACATGGGTCATGCGTTTAATCGTAACTCACGTTGACGGCACTGATATTCGAGTAATTCAGGAATCGTTCACCGAACTCGTAAAGTGTAAAAAGTCCAAGCCGGTAGTTGAAATTGATGGCTACGAAGTTAAAATGCGTGGTAAAAAGAAGTGGTGCGTGATCAAGCAGTCCGATGGAACCGTGGTTAAAGACATGATTGCTACGAAAGACGAGGCTATTGACGCACTGACCGAACACGTTGCGAAACTGGAAGAATAAACAAGCACGGTATACGATCCGGCGCGAACACAGGTTAGACACTCATGGCACTTGATCAGTTAGGGCTTTACAACGATGCCTTCCTTCTTCTCGGTGAACGCCCTATAACGGCGCTTACCGATTCTGACGAACCGCGCCTTCGCGCTGATGCAGTGTGGAATTTCGGAGCGGTTCGGTTCTGCTTGGAGGTTGTTAAGCCGTCTTTCGCGTCGATTGTCGCACCCTTAACCGTTTCATTACCCTCAACCAGCACATCGTTCAACAACGTGTTTACGCTACCTGTCGATTGGATCGCCACGGTGCGTGTGTTTGGTGATCCTGAACTCACACAAGAGATCAATCAGTACATTACTGACGGTCAGACAATTTCATGTAATTACCCTGCTATCTGGGTACGTTACGTTTCAAACACGCTCGAACCGCTTTACGCTCGATGGACGCAATCGTTCGCACGGGTTGTGTCGGCATACATCGCCAGAGAACTCACTACACGGTTCGACTCTGACAAGCTCGCAGAGATTGACGCGACCTTTAATCAACGCGTTAAAGCTGCGCTGAAACTCGACTCCCAGAACGAACCATCGTCTCGAACGAACCCCTCCAACGCAACGCTTGCTCCAGCGCACTACGCTCTCTACAACGATGCGTTGCAACTGCTGGGAATCGAACGGTTGGCAACGCCAACCGATGACTCCCGTGAACGTGCAGCACTGGATGTGGCGATGGGTTCGTCTCTGGTTGAAGCGGCGCTGGAAGACACTGGGTGGGCATGGGCGAGACAGACCACGCAGATCAGTTATGACCCGTCACTCACGCCACTGTGGGGACATCAATATGTGTTCACACGTCCGGCTGATTTTCGTCGGCTCGTTGGGATTTACACTGACGAGACTTTGACGAACCGGTTACAGGTTTACAAATCAGAGTCGAACCGATTCTACGCTGATTGGCAAGTTCTGTACCTAGAGTATGTCTCTGATGCGGCTCTCGGTCAGCCTGATTCGTGGCCTGCGTCCTTTAAACGATATGTGGCCAGTTATTTGGCGAAAGACATCAGTGGCATTCTGGTCACAGATCGGAACGTCATGAACCGCCTAGATCGAGAACATGAAATTCGACGCAAGGGTGCCATCGGCAATGATGTTGTGAACCAACCACCTCAAATACTGAGAGCCGGTTCATGGAGTCAAGCTCGCAGAAACACAAACGGGAGAGGTCGCAATGGTCGCGGTTACTAACACATTTAATCGCGGTGTTCTTTCGCCGCTCTCACAGGGTCGATATGACGTTAAACAGTTGCGTGAGTCCTCGTCTGTCATGGATAACTTCATGCCCTTGAGAGCTGGTGCAATGACTTCTCGCAGCGGTTTCGAAGATCTCGGTGCCAACGCTTCACCCATCAGTTCGACCGTTGCTCTGGTGCCGTTCGTGGCCGACATAAACAACACGGCGCTGATTGAGTTTGACAGCAACGGCAGTGTTTATTTCTGGGTGAATGACAAGCGCGTATCACGCACTGTGCCTAACTTCGTGCCGTTGATTGACCCTGATCTAACCCCAGTTGTAGGCGTTTTGAGCGCAGCGTGGTCTACACCACCCGTGTCATCAACATCTACAGTGTTGGCGAACCCTTCACTGCCATACGTCACGTTGGCCTCGTTCAGCCCGTCTGACCCCGCGTACATCCACCAGACGGTCAGCGCACCTGTGACCAGCACTCAACACTACTTGACCGTGATTCTTCGTGCCGATTCCACTGCGGTTCGCATTACGGTCGGCACGGGGGTCGGCACGGGCGCGTATCTCGACGTGACTCTGACAGGTGGAACGTATTCACTACCTGTCAGTTTCGGCGGTGTCGCCGTGATCACCGCCACGGCTGTCAACGCTGGTGTCGGTGCGGATGTTGAGTTTATTGGGTTTCAGCCGTCTACCACAGATTTCAAGCTGTCACACACACCGATTGAGTCACAGACATCGCTTCGTTGGAAACAATCAAATGATGTTATCTACTTCACAACGAACAACGGCGGTCAACCGTTTAAGATTTCAAGTTTCGGCAACGGTGGATGGGGTATCTCCAACACGAACCTGAGAACCATGCCCAAAAACGGAATCAACACGGGTGCAGGCGCAATAGAGCCTCGTTACGATTTCGGCAATCCTTTCTCTGCGACTGTTTCATCTGCTCCTATTTTCGAGACATTACACTTTGGTCGAACTCTGTTTCTCGACTTTCAAGGGCAGCAGTCCACGCCTCTAGCTATCAACGACGCTCTCGGTGGAACCACTGAAAGTGTTAAAATCTCAGGCAGTCTGGCGCAACGCGATATTTTTTACGATATTGCGTACTCCGGCGGCGCGGCTGGCACAACGGTCACGCTGCAAGTCAGTCCCGATAACGTCAGTTGGACTGATGTCGCAACCGAAACTACAGCGACGACATTAAAAAAATTCAACGATGCACTAAACGTGACGGTTCTGTATTACAGACTCTCCGTGTCAGCCGCGTCTTACACAGTTGGTGAGATATTCTTGACGATTTACGCAACAGGCGGGTCAACTCAAGCTGTCTATAAAATCGTCGGTGTCCTGAACACTACAACGGTTCAGATCGAAGTAATGAAAGCTGCACCGGTGCAGGTCATAAGTAATCCGGCGAATGTGGGTTTCGGTGTCGTCATTCCATCGCCAACCCGCGATTGGCGATGGGGTGCGTGGTCTGACGATCAAGGGTGGCCAACTGCTCTCGATTTCCATCAGAACAGACTTTGGTATGCACGAAAGGATCGAGTGTGGGGTTCCGTCAGCGATGTTTATGAGGACTTCACCGTTGACTCACTGCTCGGCGGCTCTGCGTCTGTTGACAGAACAGTGGCGTTTGGTTTGTCAGGCGAGGCGCTGTGGCTGGAATCCGGTCGCCAACTCATTCTCGGAACCGACTCTGCTGAAATTGCGATTCGTTCCGACTCATTAAGTTCTCCAATCACACCCATGAATTGCAACCTCGTCCCGATCTCAACTGTAGGATCTTCACACGTCGCACCTGTGAAAACCGACGGGCGTGTGTTCTTCGTTCATCGCGGCGGACGTGCAATACATCGGAGCGAATACACATACCTTTCAGACAGTGGCGAATCTGTGGATACCACGGCGACGAATCCTGATTACATTCCGTTGAATGTTACGTCGATGGCTGTCACCCGTTTCCCTGAGACACGGGTCTACGCTGCCACTGGCGAACGTGGCTATGTTTACCTCGACGATAAAACCACAGGTGTCACAGGATGGAGTGAGATCGGTATCGCACTGCTTGGTTCCATTGATCACTTCGTCTCACTACCTACCAGCGGCGTGAACGGGGGCGGTGAAGATGCTATCTATGCCATCGGCACCGCACCGTTCACGCACACTACACGTCTCGTTAAGCTGGGTGATTTCAACTACCGACAACGCACTGCACTGGATTTCAGTAAACATGTCACATACGGTTCACCTCAGTCATTTCCTGCTGTCACAGGTTTAAGCCACCTAGAAGGCGTGGCTCTCGCCTGCTGGGGTTTCGAGTCTGGTGACATTCAACCGAAACACCTTGGGTTCTCGATTGTTTCAGGCGGTTCGCTTACGGTACCTAGTAACTCAGTGTTTGCTGTCACCGTTGGTATCCAAGTCGAAGCGCGTTGGGTAAGTAATAAACTCCAAGCTTTCGATGATGAGATCACACTATCGAAACGAAAACGTGTCAAGAACATTGCAATCTCAGCGTTGAATACAGTTCTACAAAGCGTTCGAGTGGGATTCATGAACGCTGATAGACAGTTTCGTGCGGGTTCATTGCCTACTGTCGATTACCCGACCAACATTCAGACGGTTGACGAATACGATACTGGTTCAATGCCTGTAAACGATGCTTTGCGCGTCAATAGTAAAATTGGAATCACCACCCTATTTCCTGCTACAATCCTATCTATTACTTATGAACTCGATCAGATCACTAAGAAGAAGCGACCTTGAGGCGATTTATGGATCTGTTTCTGAGTCATGTAGTGGGTTCATAATCGAGGAGGTTATGCTTGCAGGTGTGATCAGAACAACGCCTCTACAGGCATTTTCACGCGTCATAAGGTCAGACGTTTCACCGAAAGACATTGTGCGTCTCGTCCGTTTAATGCGTGAGCTTCTGTCAAAATTCGATACCCCTGTGTTCGCTATAGCCGACACTCAGTATGAGACCTCTGAAACATTTTTAATGTCTGTCGGGTTTAAGCCGGTAGATGGAACTGAGAGATTATTCCAATGGATGTAGTTGGTGGGTTTTCAAAAGCTCAAACCATTCTCGACAAAGCCTCTGCGAATCGTGAGTCTGCGTACTCAACAGCGGGTCAACTGGATCATCAGTCGGGTCAGGTTTTCGGGTCTGGCACACGCAAATCAAACGAAATTCGACGACAGGGTTCAATGCGTGTAGGCGATGCCAGTGCTGCCCTCGGCGCGTCTGGTTCAGTCGGGTCAGGTAATCAGGTTTTGGCAGACCTCCAGGTAAACTCTGAATTTAACGCAATGGCCGCTCTGTTTGATTCAGCAACCAACGCACGGAATTTACGCACAGATGCGGATCGTCGTCGTCGTGAAGCCGACCGCGCATCTAAGTCGGCTCGTCGTGAGGCCAATAGTGCGATTTTCTCGTCGGTTCTTGATTTCGGTATCAAGGCTGCTACCGGTGGAGTTAAACCCTAATGGCGCGTTTACCTGACGTTTCTCGAATCGCTCAATCTGTCACGACTGCTACAGATAAACCTGTTGTTGAGGACTTCAACACCGGTGCATCTTTCGCTCAGATTCTAACCACCACGGCTGCCACCGCTGTCGATAACTTTGATCAGTACAAGCAGACTCAGGCTGAGGCCGACTTTCTTCTTGCTGAGTCTGAGATGAAACGCAACATCGGCAAAAAAGGCGATGACGATTACACCACTTATGATGAGCGTTACACCACGGCGTTACAGAGTAAAATGAATGACCTCGCTAGCGGCTTCATAAACCCTGTGAACAGTGCTGATTTTACACAGCGGATGAACCAACGTATTGATACGTCACGTTCTGAAATTCAAAACCTTGCGTGGAATCGTGAGGTTGATGTAAATCGTGCTGATATAGCCACTAAAACCACGGCCATGAGAGAGGCTGCCATTACCGCGAATTCCCCCGAAGATGTGCAGGCGTTGACTGAAACATTCGTTAACCATCTACACAATGGGGCTGCCAACCAATACATGAGTGAACAGGAGGTTCAAACGCAGATCGAAAAATGGCAACAGTCCGTTGCGGCTGGTCGATTTAAGCTCATGCCTGAAGATGTAAAAGGTCAAGCACTCAACTCCACATGGATGAAAAAACTCCCAGCGACCGTGCAAGCTGATCTCAAAGAGGAATGGCAAAACTCAAAAATTAAATCCGAAAGTTTTGCCATTGTAGACAGGCTGCCCGACGACCCGACCGCTGCACTGAGCGTGTTGGGTAAAATCAAGAACACGAAGTTACGGGAAGCGGCTGAGTCTCGATGGAATTTCGTCAGCGCACAGCGACAGAAAGTTGAAACTATGTCAGAACTCGAATCGTTCGAGAAGTACGGGTACTCAGTTGCAAACGGCGAGACAGATGTGGCCACAATCCAAGAGAATGACCCTGATGCGTGGACTTTAATGGGCGATGAAAACAACCGTAGACTGCTGGCATTCCAAAAAGCAGGCGGCGTGACGAAAGGCGATGGTATTCTCAAGCGTTCAACAGGTTTCGGTCTCACACTTGAGAAACAGATCCAGTTACACATATCGGATGGAAACTACAAGGCCGCCAACGATCTACTAAACCGCAACGATTTCATAAACAACGTCAAAGGTCAACACCAACTCGACTACAATAACGCCATTCTTAAGATGGTTAAAAACGAACCCGTCGAATTGTCTACAGGCGTTACGGAAAGCAATATGATCACCAATATTGCAGCAGCGTTTGGTGGCATCAAAATAAACGCCGTGGAACACGGGAAGGTGCAGCAGGCATTGAGCGCGGAAAAACTATTACGCCAGCAGTCAGGAAAGGAAATGACTGAGGTTGAGAAGCGGGATTTCGTTAAGCTGAAATTCGTTGAGCTGAAAGCAGACCCCACGGCGATGTTTTTTGAGGAAAGCGAGAAGTTCGCTACGATCAACTGGGATGACCCGAATCTGGAAGGCGACATGCTCGCCGTTAAAAACATTGTCGATGGTGCCATAGAGAAGAAGGGCATATCGGTATCCCCCACCACTTATAAAGCAATGCTACGTCGTGTAGCGGTGAAAATTTATGCCAAGCCTACCAGTTAAGCCACACGCGGTCGAAGCAGAGTTGTTCGATATGATTGACTCAGGCAACAACGCCCAACCGGAAGCTGTTGACCCGTTGGAAGCAGAGTTGTTCGATATGATTGACTCAGACAACATTGACCCAAACGAAGGGCGTGATTACATTGCCAAGTCGCTGCTCGGTGACGGGTTCAAGGGTGACAGTGAAAAGGCGCGAAGGGTGTCCAGAGTGAGCGAGGCCGTTTCACTGCCTACGGATCTGGTCGAACAAGACGTTGCATCTTTTGAGGCTAAAGCCAAAACACAAGAGGTAGATGTCGCATCCACGCCCAAGCTTGCCGCCATGATTAAATCACCACATGTGGCCGCTGTCGTGGCACCAGATGTGGTACAGATGCAATCCATCGAAAAGGCGTTTACTGGCGTTGATTCAACGTCAGGTGCTGCTACGGTTAACAAACCTGACGTTTCGGCGCGGGTGAGTTCATTGGTGTCTGAGTTATCAGGCAGCGTTGATACTGGGAGCGCGAAGGCAACTCAAGCACTCGATGACGTTTCGGCGCGGGTGAGTTCATTGGTGTCTGAGTTATCAGGCAGCGTTGATACTGGGAGCGCGAAGGCAACTCAAGCACTCGATGACGTTTCGGCGCGGGTGAGTTCATTGGTGTCTGAGTTATCCGGTGGCGTTGATACTGGGAGCGCGAAGGCAACTCAAGCACTCGACGACGTTTCGGCGCGGGTGAGTTCTCTGGTGTCTGAGTTATCCGGTGGCGTTGATACTGGGAGCGCGAAGGCAACTCAATTTTTCTCAGATGTAAATGAGTCGTTCATGAACGCCTTTAAATTAGGCGAAGACATTACAGGTGTTGGCGCGGATGGTCGTGCGTGGTGGGAACTCGACCCGACCCGTGACTTCAAGAACCTGAGTGAGCGGTGGGTCGAGTCGTGGATCAAACGCGGTAAAATAGCGTTTCAGGCCGCCAATGACTCGACCGCCCACTCCGATATAGACCCGTCGTTGTTCTTAGATTTTGAGTCCTCAAAAGCAGCGGCGATGGCCAGCAACCCCACATGGACGAAAGAGAAGTCAGTCGCAGCGCAGAATGCTTTCGGCAAAGAGATTCTAAAAACGCTCAACGAATCTGACCGTAAGATTCAATCACTAACCCCTAGAGACCTCACATTTCTGGGTGAAGCATTGAACGCGGGTATTCTCAGCACTGCCGATCTCGCCGTTTCAGCACCGTTTGGTGCGCTCCCTGTGCTTACAGGGCTTGCGGGTTTGGATCAATACGGTAAATCACGAAAGGCTGGTGAGTCGCCAGCACGGTCTGCGAATCGCGCATCACTCTCAATGTTGTCATCCTACGCCACGGAGGTATTACCGCTGAAATATTTCAATGACGTTCTCAGCGGTAATACCAACGCTGTTAAAAAATTCATCCTCACCGATACACTGGGTGAGCAGGTGGATACAGCGTTGAACACGGTTTCTGATCTGGGTTTCGGTCTGGATGTTGAATTGGCGAACGCAGAGACGTTTCAAGAAGCTGTAGCGATACAAGCGAAGCGTCAGGCGTTCACTCTGGTTTCATCCTCAGTTACATCAGGCTCGGTGACAGCTGTCAGCACTCCGGCACGGGCGTATCATAACGCCAAGGTTCGTGCCGTTGAGTCACGGTTTCGGGCTGTAGACGATCTACAACGAATCGACGCGGTGATTAACGCAACGTCTGACATGACGATCCACAATGAAGCGCCTACGGAATTCAAGCAGTTTACGGACTCACTATCACAAGAGGTTTACATCACTGAGGAAGGCATTCAGGAACTTGAGAACTTGGGTGTAACCATACCTGACGCAATCGCCAGGGTGTTGAGTGAGTCAGGTGGGGCAACCATCAACGCTGAAACTTTTATTAAAGAAGTGGTTGGAAACGAACCCGTGTTAAACGGTCTGCGTGATCACATTAAACTGCGTGACTCTGGGTTTACCAGACATGAACTCACACAGCGTTTGGATGAAACGAATCTGAAAGAGTTGGCAGAAAACGTAGTCAAAAAGAAAGCCCACGTCGCCTCGTTGAAGAAAATCCATGCGCGTGTCACGAACGAGATTATGTCGTCTGAGGTGTACAACAAAACGGTCGCAACAAACGTGGCACGAATGTATGCAGCGTTTGTTGAAACCAAGAGTGAACTGCTGAACCTTACACCAGAAGAGGTGGACAAGCGCATCAATGTTCGGGTTTTACCGAAAGGTGATCCAGTCATTGAGGATCGAATTCAGAAGCAGCTTGACATCAAGTATGCGAAACTCAGCCCCGACCAGAAGGCGCTGCAAAAGCGTGAATCCCTTACACCCACGCTGAAAGGGTTCATGGCATTCCGCACTGACAACAGCACAGGCGAACATGCTAGAGCGATTGGGTTCATCGACGGAATAGCAACGCGAAACACGTCAATACATGAATTCGCACACCTGTTCTTAGAGTTTGAACGCCAAGCAGCCGTTGAGTTTGGTGTTACCGAAGATCATAAAAAAACACTTAAATGGATGGGTATTAAGAGCGGAAAACTTGAAGACATCACAACCGAACACCACGAAAAATTCGCTGAGACATTTGAGGTTTATACAAAAATAGGTGAAGCACCCAGTCCCGCGCTCAAGTCCATGTTTCGCCAGTTTGCTAAATGGTTGGCGAAGTTCATGCCACGCCGTCCACGCGCACATTTTACACCTGAGATCAAGGGAGTGTTTGACCGAATGCTCGCCGTTGACGCAGTGATCGCAGAGGTCGAAACGAACCCTGAGTACGCGCAGTATTTCAAATCAGGGGATCGCGCTGGAATGAGCGACACAACGTTCAAAAGCTATGAGAAACTGATAGCCAAACGCAAAGAACGTGCAGCATTTACCGCCGAAGAGAAGCTTACGAAACAACTCACCGTGGCGCGTCGTAAAAAATGGAACGATGAACGCCGACTGATCGAACTGGAAGTCAAGAAAACACTCATCAGCGAACCTGTGTTTTCAATTCGCACCACACTGAAAGAAACTGGCCAACGGCTCGACGCGACGCTTGTAAAAGAAATACTCGGTGAAACGAAACTCAAGTATGGGCTATCCAGTGTCGCGCAATACGAAGGCAAAAGTCTTCTCGATCCCGAACTTGTGGCCGAAGAATACGGGTACCCCACAGTCCACGCGATGCTCATTGAGCTGAATGACTCGCCCACACTCCGTCAGGAAACCACACGGGTTGCAGAGGAACGAATGGTTGAGATCCACGGCAACCCGTTCAATGAAGAGGCGGTTCGCAAAGAAGTCGAAGCCGCCATGAGCAGTGAGGTACAGGCAGAAATTCTGAGAAGCGAGATCAAAGCACTCTCACCCGACCGCAATAAAACAAACACCAGCCTCAACCGTGAGGACATGAAACGCCGTGCCGCTGAATTCATTCGCGGCTTTACTTACAGTGAGATCAAACCGGCACGTTACAAATCGGCAGAGCGCAAATTTGCGATAAAAGCAGATCGTGCGCGCGGCACTCCACACGCTTTGAAATTCAAAGAAGAGCAGTTGGCGAATCATTATCTGCTCATGGAATCTATTCGCGTAAAGGCGGCCATTGGCAAACAACTCGCGCATGTGACCGCCGTGACTAAGCGTGTTTACAACACACGTCAGGTTGACAAAACATACGTTAAAAACATGAAAGTCTATGCGAACTCGCTAATCAAACCGAACGCGGATATAGAGTCACTGCTTGCGTGGCATTCTGCTCAACTCACGGAGAAGAGTGTACTGATCAAGCCTGAGTTTCAGGACGTGCAGATTCGTGACGCTCTGGAAGAACGTGAGGCCGCGCACAAGGACGGTCGTGATCCTGTTTACGCTATCAAGACAGTGAGGGATATGACGGCTGCTGAGATCGAAGACGTGTATCAAACCTTGAAAACACTCCGTTCGCTGGGTGGACAAGTGGCCGCACTCAACAGCAAAGAAGGCAAAGAACGACACGATCAGTTAATTAAAACCGCTTTGGAAAACCGTTCGCGTAAGAGCCACTGGAAAACCCCTGAACAACCCCAAGACAGCGATGGTCGCAGTAAGTTCTTCGGCAGTTACTTTAGCCAAATGCCACACCTGCTGAACATGGCTCGAAAACTGGATGGAAGTCTAGGCAAAGCGAATGGAGCCGGTGCGAAACTCTGGGAGCGCACTATATTCGATGCAATCAATGCAGGAATCGCCAAGCGCGACACGTTGCAGCGCGAAATTTCAGACAAACTGTTCGCTGTCATCAGATCGCCTTATGAGCTGGGAATCACACGCGGTCGCAAACAACCGTTCGTGAAGGAAGATGGTTCCACGATCCACGTCACCACCGAAGCTGTGTTCATGTTGACTCTCTACTATGGTGAGGAAAGTTCGCGGCAACGGGTGCGTGAGAACACGTTCGCCATGCAGGGTCTCACTGACGGTGATATGACACGTTTAATGGAACGCCTCACGGTTGATCAACTGGAAGCAGTAAATGGTGTGTGGTCGATTGTAGATGACTTGTGGTATCACATCTCCGAAGCGTCCGTTGCGCTGCGTGGATCTGCACCGAAAAAAGAACGCCCAGTGCCGTTTACGATCAACGGTGTCGAGATGTCCGGTGGCCACATGATGCTCCGATATGTAGACCGCCCAAGTGACGTATCTGGTGCGACGAACGAAAACCTGAATATCGAATCGTTGGCACCGAAGACGCTTGGTACATTTGTTGGGCGGACAAAATCGGTACTCACGGCACTGGAACTCAATGTCGAAAACATTAACTCATACATTGAGGAGTCTGTTCACTACGCAGCGTTTGCAGAAACGGCGCGGGAAATGCAAAGTGTGTTAGGAAACGCTGAGGTTCAGGATGCGGTTCGTGACGCGCAAGGTGAGGCATTTCTAAATGCCTTGTTTGACGCTGCGCGTCACGTCACATCGGGCATCTCAGATAGCGGTTGGAAAGCGGAATGGATTAACTCAACGTCTCGATATTTCAGAAGGGTGGCTATTTTCAGATCGCTCATGTTCACTCTCAGGACTCCAGTACAAGGCATTGCGAGTCTGGTAAACATCCAGAAGGACATCGGTGGCGCTGCGTGGATTGCCTCGGCTGGTAAACTCATGAGTGACCGCGCAGGCATGGTCGCCTATGTTCACTCACGGTCGAGTTTTATGACGGGGTATCACAGTTCTAATAATAGCCGTGAGCTGCGTGAAGTCATGAACCAGATCGTCACGAAAGGTAAAGTCGATGCAACGGTTCGTAAAATAACGAAATTCGGTTTCTGGCTGGACTCGACTGTTAACTCAAGCCTCGCGTACCCAACGTGGATAGCGAAGTACGAAAAGGTGTTCGCAACAAGCGGCAACGATCAGTTCGCAGCGCGTGAAGCAGATAACGCAGTGGCTACAAGTGTCGGGTCAGGGGTCGATTCGTATCTTGGCGGACTCTTTCAGTCCGCCAACGGTGAACCAACGAAAGCACTCACGTTCATGGCTGGTTGGTTTAATATGCAATACAACCGTTATTATAACGCAACGGAAGGTGGTGAGAAATTCAACGCCGACGCTGCTGCTGAGATTATCATGCGACCCATGATACTGGCGCTCATGTCGGCTCTTCTCATCATGGACGTTCCTGATTGGGATGACCCCGAAGCCGTCACCGCGTGGGCTGTTCGGAACTACGGCGGATTCATGGCTGGTTCATTCATGGGGGTACGGGATGTGGTTGGTGCGCTGAACAACTTCCACGGCTCCACCCCTATGACCCGTGGTACTGATAGCATTGGTTCAGCGGTAGGTACTATGTTAAATACACTGAGTGATCCAAGTAAGATGGACACTCCGATCCTCACCACCCTGAAAATCGCGTCTAATCTCATCCCAGTAGCAGGGTCAGGTCAGATCATTCGCGTCATGACCGGTGTTAATTCGTATGAAGAGGGGAATGAACGCGGGTCTCCTGTTAAACTCGGTTATCAGTTCGCAGTCAAAGGCAAGGAATAAACACCATGAGTACATCTTACGTCAACCGGCTCGGATCGGCTCCCGAAGAGTCGATCAAAGCCCCCTGCAAGGCAGCGTCTTACGTTGACATTCCGCTGGTCGGCACAATCGTCGTTGACGGCGTTCCGACGGCGGTAGGTGATCGCATCGCCGTCACAGGTCAAACGAACGCCTCAGAGAACGGCATCTACACTGTGACCACAGGTGCGTGGGTTCGGGCAACTGACTGGAACGGGAACGACGATGTGGTGAACGGAATGTTGCTGAACATCGTCGCGGGTACCAACGATGCGTTGCGGGTCAGTTTCAATGGCCAGTTTCAGGTTGATGTGACCACACCAACCTTCGCGCTATGGCCTACACCAGCCACCGCCGCACCATTGAATGTACTGGTGGTTGGTGTGTCGGCGGCTGCTCTCAATAACACACTGATGCTTGACCCTACGCTGAGGACATTTCCTGGCGATGTGGTTCACGTCGAAGCTGGATCTCTTGTCGGTGCATACGATCCAGCTACACGCCAGTTCACCGCACCGACCACTGGGGTTTATGAGGTTGAACTACTCACACACCTCAACGCTGGAGGCGCTGTAGGAGACGTTATCACGTCCGTCATCACGTCTGTCACGGATGGGGGTGTTCCACTGGTGGATAACGCATGGGTACGCCCTAACACTGCGATACAGTCGGTGAATGTGAAACTGGTGGCAGTGTTTACCGCTGGCAGTGTTTACAGTGTCGGTATGAAATCTCAAGGTGCCAATGCGCTGTTTAAGTTCGACACAATATACCACTACCTTAAGGTCTCCAAGTTATGAGTAAGGCTGTGCTATACCAGACAGAAATGACAGTCGAAGAGCGTCTTGAACGTCTCGAAAACATAATGCACGAACAGGTTGAGCAGAACGATAAATACTCTGATTATCTGGACGGAAAGATTCGTAACGAGGAAGAGTTCAGGCAGTTTAAACTGGAGGTGTGGAAAAAGGTTGTTTCCACGGGTGTTCTTGGACTGATGGCAGTTTCATGTAGCATACTCTGGTACGCAGCCCAAGAGTGGGTTAAATCAGGGGGTCAATGAGTTTTCGCGCTTCTTTGATGTAATAGTCGTAGTCCACGGGAACCGTTGCATCAGAAATCTTATTACAGATCGTGACGGTTTGACCTTTCAGTTCCGATGTTGTGGACTCACGGGACATTCGCCTCTCTTTCGTCACGTTGTCAAGAACCCAACCCTCTTTCAGTAACCGGTTCTTGTTCGGCGCACCCAGCACTTCGGCTAACTCACCCGTCTGCGAATCAATCATGTGATAGACGTTCACCTTCTTCATGGATGGCGGGTAGGTTTTAAATAACTCAACACCCTCAACACTCGCATAGTACCGACTGACGTTTTGGAAGCAAGTGCCGTCAGCGTCATGCAGCGTTGCCCGTCGTGGTGTCTTTACTCGACGGCAGTAGTCGAAGATGTCCTGACCGTTTCGGATGAATTGCTCTGGGTCTTTGCCGTTCACGAAATACGCCGCAACCGCTTTCGGCACGATCAGTTGCGAATGGTTCTGCGAGTGCATTCTGTCGTAGGCATAAGCGCCTTTTAGTTTCGGTTTTCCACCGTCTGCTGGGATCGCTATGTAATTGTTCACGTCGCGGATATGCATCCTGTCGTATTCGATGGATTCCAACATTAAACCCGTGAAGGACTCCCACCACTCACACAGGGTTTCCAGATGTCCGTGGTGTTTTCGTGGCAACTTCACGGTGATACCGTCGGTGTTTGCCTGAATGATCGTCAGGTTTGGCACGGTGAGCATTTGTTCAGCCAACATGCACAGCATGAACTGACCGTTCAGCGTCACTGTGAGCATGTACTGAGGGTCATAAAACGCACCGTACCGATTGTTTGTATCACCGTAGGTTCCGTTCAGAGCAAGTTTGAACAGCAGGTTTTCCATAGGGTGCGTGGACTTCGGGTATTTCTTTCGTTCGTTGTAAAGCTCTTCGTAAACCGTTGCGAACATCTCGCTCAAGTGTGCTGGAAATAGCTTATTGGCAATGCCAACAAAAGGGTAGTATGACGTTACATCCACGTCGATTATCTCAAACTCGTCGTCTGAAAGTATTGTCTGTGACTCAACGCTGCCGTGGATACCACCCACTCCGAAAACGAACTTGAACCCGTCAATGTCAGCCACAAGGCTCTTGAAAATGCCTTTGGTTTTGAGGGTGTTGTCGTCCATTTCATCGGGAAGTATGACCTTGCTTTCAATCTGCTCTTTAACGGCGTTGAACTCAGGCCGGAGGAACTGGATATAATCGAACACGCAGTCCCGAAGCGCCACCTGTGGTCGTACCGTCTTGATATTTTTGTTGCACGGGGTTCCGGCTGCGTTGAGTCGCATTTGGAAAAAATCCTTGCCTATTTTAGTATCGTTATGGTTCATGAAGTCCGTGTTGTACTGCTCGCTGATCTTCTCTCGGAACTCAATCTCAGGCTTTGAGTCGGTGTAAAAACCGAAAGTTGCGGCCACATCTTTCCAGTTGTAGTCACGCAGTTTTTGGAACCCGTCGTGCGGGACGTTCACGTTTGGGGTGAACGGTAGATCCTCAATTTCATGCAGTCTGGAGTTGAACTCAATGATTTTGAGGGAGGTTGCTTTCGCACGGTTGTCGAAATGGTGGATGAGAAACAGGTCGAGTTGTGGAACGATCTGGTTGTCTGGCCACACTCTGTTCTCATAGGCGTTTTCGCACTTGATGATGCTGGTGGCTTTATCGCAGATTGCATGGTTGGTGGCGTTTGGGTTGTCGTTCAGCCAATGCAGGATAGGGTAATCGAACCCTATATTATTAAACCCGACCATGCGGGAACCGCTGGTGTTGCTGAGAAGTTTAAGAAATTCGAGAAGCGGCTGAACCGTGTCGATCTCATGTGATCGCTCAAAGAAGAACCGTGCGCCGTCAGCAACCCGCGTGATCGCACAGGTGAAAATATTCGGATACGTTTCAATGTCGTAAATGTAATCGTTGTTTAATGCGGGGGATAAGCCTGTAAGCGGTGGGACATCGTAAACCAACTCACCGGTCTCGACGTTTTTTAGGAGTGTATATTTCACACCTGATCCTTGCGTTTAATTTTTACAAAATACATATTACTTGCTCTCCGTGTGACCACATCCTTGTGGTCGGTTAGATTACTGAACGTCTGCTGTCGGATCAAACACAGCCGGTGCGGGAGCCACAGCCGGTGCGGGAGCCACAGCCGGTGCGGGAGCCACAGCCGGTGCGGGAGCCACAGCCGGTGCGGGAGCCACAGCCGGTGCGGGAGCCACAGCCGGTGCGGGAGCCACAGCCGGTGCGGGAGCCACAGCCGGTGCGGGAGCCACAGCCGGTGCGGGAGCCACAGCCGGTGCGGTACCAAAACCTTCTGTGGCGGCAGTTGCGCCACCAAAACCTTCCGGTACGGCAGTTGCGCCAACAGGTAGAGTCGCACCACCAAAACCAGCACCAGCAGTATCGACAGGCTCGGTACCTACAATCAGATTACCAAGAGCCTGTAACGACACGGCGCTAAAGTTCTGATACATACCAGGTGTTTGTGGGACGCTTTTCAGATTATTGGGTGTTGGGTCTCCCATGACTTGAATGAAGTAGCCGCTTTTGATAGCGCCTTCGGCAGTAAGTAGCTTGCTGCCGTTTTCGTTTACCAGTTTCGGAGGAAAGCCACTTTTGAAAGTGATCACCCAGTTACCAGCGAAACCTTCTTTTGATGCTGGTGTGACATTGCGCTTGTTGGGGATCGCGGAATCACCATCCACGATTTTCCAACTGAAATCGAGACGCGCAGTTTCACCATTGATGAACGAATTGGATGCGATGGTGTTAATTTCAGCCCCCCACACTGTCTCCCACCAGTTCTTCTCACCCTGCTTCGGGATGGCACAAACGCAGATGTACTCAACGCGACCTCCAGCAAGTTTCTCGTCGCTGTCATATTTAGTATCGTTCGGGGTATAGAGATCACCGCCTACCATGCGACCCATTGGAAATACGATCATGATTTTTGCTCCGTGTAGATGTCATGGCAGAAGAATTCTACCAAAAGTTCGTGAATACTGTTGATGGATTGTTTCGCCTCAAATACGGTTGTTTCATTACTGCTCATTTACCAAAAACTCCATCTAGGTCTAGTTTTTCCAGCGTCATTTTTGCTGGGGTGAGCGTATAGTAACCCTCAATGACACTCTCGTCAACACCTTCATCTTTCATTTTATTGATCGCCTGAGAAACAGTGATCGGTTCACGCTTCTTCTCAAAGTCAATGCCTAGCAAACCGCTCAACTCGCGTGGATCGCTAACCCATTTCTTGCGAGGAGAACCGCTGGGAACCATTCCGTACATCCCAAACGAGCCGCCTTCTTTAACACCCATGACAATGTGGTCAGTGATTGAGTCGAGCCGTTTTTTCATCAACGCCACAGTTTGCTTAAGGAATTCATACTCCCGTGTCATCGCCATTGGGTCAAGATTGCTTCGAGCATCAACTGCCGCCAGCGATACGATGTTATCACCAGCCGTGTCACATTTGAAAAGAGACGGGCAGTTACGGCAGTGATGACCAGATCTGAACAGAGTTCCGTCACTTTCAAACGCGCCCCTGATGATATTGACCATCCCACGGAGATCAACCGCTTCCACTACCCAGTTTGTCTCCACAGGTTTTCCGTCGAACACGTTAGGTGATATAACACCCATGTCAATCTCAATGCCACCATCGAAGTCGAGCGCGTGACCATCTGTAATTTCATCCAGCAACGACACGGCGTAAATGATCAACTGAACACACCACTTCGGGTCTACTCGAACGTGGCCGCTCTTGAGGTCGCGCAGCACCAGTAGTTTTTGATCCGGTTTCCACACTGCGAAATCCAGAGTACCCCAACACTTGGCGTGAAATCGAGTGCCTTTGATGCGTTTCTCAACAAACGTATGTTCGGAAAGATACCCGCCAGCGTGTTTCAAACACAGCGTGGCGTACTGACTGGCCGAATGAAACATATCAGGTGTGATCACAACCCCGTTTTCAGCGACTTTACCCACCCAATCAACACTTGTACATGTAAGCCGCGCAGCGGGGGTTGCGAACGATTTCAGGATTTGTTCACCCACCCAATGAACCGCCGTCCCCTCAAGGGTCGCAGCGGTTTCCACGTTTGGCACGTCTTCCGACATGTCAGCCCAGCCGTTACACGCAACGGTCAACGCGGCGCTAGACGGTTGGTATTTTAAAGGTGCATGTTCAGTCATATTCATTTGCCTCTTTCGTTGTTGACATAAAATGATACGGCTCTTGGCCGTCAGAGTACGCCTCATCCCGTGCGACGGTGATCTCAGGTGATCGAACTCGATACGCTGGAACGCAATCGCTTTCTAAACCACCGCACGGTGCGAGGTTTGCCAAGACGCAGGAACAATCCCCTGACACATTCTGCAAGCCATCAAAGAACTCTTCTTTCAGGTGCGACTCGACTATGCTGAATACTGACTCACTCATTGCTTGAACGCCTCTTTAAAGAATTCCCACAGGTCTTGTCGGTTGATCAAGTGACTGAACGATTCACAGGGTGGGTTACACCCTTTACACCATCCATTGATCTGATCCCGTGTGTAACCTGCCTTGTGTGCGGCTGCACCGATTTTCAGGATTGAAGGCCAGTCCATAGCGACGGGAGTCTCAGTGACGACAGGTGCTGAAGTCTCAGTGACGACAGGTGCGGGAGTCTCAGTGACGACGGGTGCGGGAGTCTCAGTGACGACAGGTGCGGGAGTCTCAGTGACGACAGGTGAGGGAGTCTCAGTGACGACAGGTGAGGGAGTCTCAGTGACGACAGGTGAGGGAGTCTCAGTGACGACGGGAGTCTCAGTGACGACGGGAGTCTCAGTGACGACAGGTGCGGGAGTCTCAGTGACCGTGGGCAACTGAGACTTCAGCATACGCAGGTATTCACTAGGCTCAACACCCTGCTTGCGCTTCCAAGTGCCATCTTTCTTTTTGCTCATCGTTGAGGAGCAAACTTCCGCGTTCCATTTAAACCCTGCCGAATCGACAGGTGTTTCAGTGACGACAGGTGTTTCAGTGACGACAGGTGTTTCAGTGACGACAGGTGTTTCAGTGACGACAGGTGTCTCAGTGACGACAGGTGCGGGAGTCTCAGTGACGACAGGTGTCTCGATGACGACAGGAGTTTCGTCATCGACATGGCGACCCAATTCATTGCACATTGCAGCGATTGCGCGGTACACGTTTGGGTTTTCATTTGCATCAAATTCAATCTTCATTTCTATCTTCTCCGGTTGACGAGGTGGTGATTAAACAGCATACTGCCACGCATGTCAACTAACTCACTGGGAAAAAATGAAACTTCGAGACGAATACCAAACACCTTTAGATAACCGAATCGTCGAGTCGTGGGCTGCGGGGAACCGGAACGTACTCGCCGTCCTGCCAACCGGCGGGGGTAAGACGGTAAACGTAGGGCATCGAATAAAGCAACACGTCGGCGCGTCATGTGTTGTCGCACACCGTGCCGAACTGGTCGCGCAGGTCGCAATGTCACTGGCACGATTTGGGGTGCAGCATCGCATCATCGGCAACCGACAGATCACGCGACGTATCGACCGAGAACAACGTGCAGAGCTGGGCGTGTCATTTGTCAACGCAAACGCCCAATGCGCTGTGGCATCTGTAGACACACTGGTAAGAAAGACGGTTGAGTTGCGTGACTGGATGCAACAAGTGACTCTGTGGGTGATCGACGAAGCGCACCACTGTCTCAGGGGAAATAAGTGGGGAAAAGTCGCTGAGATATTTCCAAACGCTAAAGGTTTGGGCGTGACGGCCACTCCAATTCGTGCCGATGGCCAAGGTCTTGGTTCGCACGCAGACGGCATTTTCGACGACATGGTTGTAGGTGTCGGAATGCGTTGGTTGATCGACCGAGGGTTTTTGACGGAGTACAGAATATTCTGCCCGTTATCTGACATGGATGTGTCGCAAGTCAAGATCGGCAAAAACGGGGACTACAATCGTGACGGCTTGAAGAAGGCCAGCCGTGGCAGTCATATCGTCGGTGACGTGGTTGAACAGTATCTTAAGTTCGCCAAAGGGTTGAGAGGTGTGACGTTCGCCACAGACGTTGAAACGGCTACTGAGATCTCAGCGAAGTTTAACGCATCGGGAATTCCGGCAGAGGTTGTCAGCGCGAAAACCAAGATCGAAATTCGCGGGGAAATACTCGCTCGCTTCGGGCGCGGGGAAATACTACAGCTTGTAAACGTGGACTTGTTCGGAGAAGGTTTTGATCTCCCAGCAATATCAGTCGTGTCGTTTGCCAGACCCACTCAGTCGTACTCACTGTACGCACAGCAGTTTGGGAGAGCGTTGCGAATACTTGAGGGCAAGTCCGTTGCTCTCATCATCGACCATGTGGGAAATGTGATACGTCACAGAGCGCCAGACGCTGAACGTGAATGGTCTCTCGACAAGCGTGACAGCCGTGGGGCTAACAGTAAAGCGAAGGATGAAATACCAATCACGGCATGTCCCGAATGCACTCAACCGTATGAACGGGTTAACACGTCTTGCCCTTGGTGTGGCCACAAACCTGCACCGGCGCAGCGTTCTTCGCCTGAATTCGTAGATGGTGATCTCGCTGAGATGTCGAAAGAGGCGTTAGATGAGCTGAGAAAACGTGTGGAAGACGATCAAGAGAAACCAGAGGCGGTGATGTCGCGGATGAAATACGCAGGTGCGCCGCAGGTCGCCGTGATGTCTGCTGGTAAGAACATTAGACGAAAGCTAGACTCCCGTGAGGTTATGAAATCGACAATGGCAGAATGGATTAAATCCATAGGAGAGAAGGATCAGAGTGTTGTGATGAAACGCTTTTGGTTTAGGTTCGGCACAGACATACTCACGGCTCAAATGTTGACAGGTCGTGAGTCACTTGAAATGGCCGAAAAAATGAATATTGACATAATCGGCAACAGTCGTTAATATTGCACCCCGAAATAGGAGACTGAAATGAAACTCGACAATATATCGTCTAAAAATGGTGTAGCCCACTATAGAACAACCGTGACGATAGGCGGCAAAACTCTGAAACTCGACCCGTACAGAATCGCTAAGATTTACGACATGAAAGGCGGGGCGCGTGAACAGATTATGAAAAAAGCGTTACGTTGGACTGATAAAGGCCATAGTGAGGTGCAGGTACTCAAGGAAATTATTTCCGCAGCAAAACGCGGCCTTGAGATGTTAAAAGAGGACAACGAAGGGTGCGAATGATGATTGAGAAGATGATGAAAATGCAGGAAGAAATCAATTGTAAAATTGATCCAGAATGGCGTGAAGCGCGGCACCCGTGGCATCGCGCTATCTGGATGGAATGTGCTGAGTTACAGGATCACTTGGGATGGAAGTGGTGGAAACACCAAGAGCCTGACATCGCACAGGCTCGAATGGAGGTGGTGGACATCTGGCATTTCATCCTGTCGATGGCGTTACAGGAAGGGATGAGTTTTGATGAGGTGGAGGGTTGTATCCAAGCTATTGTACACGGTGGAGAAATGAGTGTTGGACAACGTGTGAAGAACGTGGTTAGCGTTTGCTCTTCACCAACGCCCCCATGCGTCGGTTTGGTTCTCCGTGAGTTCACGTCACTCATGGAGTCGGAAGAAATCGGAATGTCAATGACAGAGATGTTCGATCTGTATGTGGTGAAAAATAAACTCAACGAGTTCCGTCAGAGTCACGGGTATAAAACAGGGGGGTACAAGAAAATGTGGGGGTCGCTCGAAGACAACGTAGTTGCAACCGGAATCTTTGAGACTCACGGTATCGAAGAGCTTACCGAGCGACTTGAGAGAGAGTATGCAAAATGGAACTGAAAGAAAACACGATATGCCGTCACGTCACGTTCGAGAACGGTATAACTCACACCTGAAGTTTGTAAGGAGATTGACCAATGAAAGAATTAGACGCTGCGATTTTCAATACGGAGCATGAACTGAAACGCTTGAAACGCTTGAAGACTCAAGCGGTGATTGACCGCGTTGGTCTGGCGGTCGGGGATGAATTGAAAGTGGGTGAAGAGAGATGGGTAATTCGTCAATTGAAACAATGCTTCGTGGTTGACGTGAAAATAATCGCATCAAAGTTCAGCGAAAGAACAGGGAAGTACCAGAAGCGTAAGGAATTTATTGGTTTCGCGGGAGGTATAAGAAAATGAAACAGTATTTAGATTTGATGCGCGATGTGCTGAAAAACGGCAAGCAATCCCTTGATCGCACTGGCACAGGTACGAAACGTGTGTTCGGTCGTCAAATGCGTTTTAATCTGGCCGATGGTTTTCCGCTACTGACCACGAAGAAAATGCACTGGGATTCCATCGTCCATGAACTGCTGTGGTTTATCCACGGCGATACGAATGTGAAATACTTGCGCGACAACGGTGTGCGAATCTGGGATGAGTGGGCTGGAGTTGACGGGGAACTCGGTTCGATTTATGGCAAACAGTGGCGAAACTGGGACGGTATCGACCAGTTGGGTGACGTGATTGAACAGATCAAACGGAACCCAACCTCACGCCGCTTGATCGTTAACTCATGGAACGTAGGTGAGCTTGACGACATGGCGTTACCACCGTGTCACATGAGCTACCAGTTTTTTGTTGAAAACGGCAGCCTATCGTGTCAGCTATATCAGCGCAGTGCGGACGTATTCCTTGGTGTGCCGTTCAACATCGCGTCTTATGCACTGCTAACCCATATTGTCGCAGACTTGTGTGATCTCAGAGTCGGTGAATTCATCTGGTGCGGTGGAGACGTTCATGTTTATGACAACCACATTGCACAATGTAATCTACAGTTGACACGCGAAGTGTTGTTAACACCTGACGTTGGCGTGACTATCACCGATGAATGCCTTGACACGTTTCAGATCGAGACGAAACTCTACAATTACAGACCGCATGACGCGATTCGTGGAAAGGTCTCTGTATGACCGTTCTATATGAGTGGGGTCATAAATGGGGGATACCAGCAGAAGCGTTGGAGGATTTTCGAACATTGCTGAGATCCGACGGCAATGTTCCTGAAAATCCTGGACACAAAGGGTCTGAAATTCTCACTGAATCCGGTGCGAGTAACATGCTGCGTCTCGCTTACGCCAAGAACGAGCATATCCTTTGGCGTAACAACGTGGGACAGGTCGATCCCGTTTCTTATGCCGGTCAGTTTATCCGATTCGGTTTGTGCAATGACAGCAAACGCTTAAACCAGCACATTAAGTCATCCGATCTGATCGGGATTACACAGGTTCGTATTACATCTAAACATGTAGGGTCTGTCATCGGTCAGTTTACGGCACGGGAAATGAAAAAACCCAATTGGAGATTCACAGGAACAGCGCGGGAGAAAGCGCAAGAACGTTACCTGAAACTGGTGGTTGCAATGGGTGGTGACGGGAAATTTAGCACGGGTAGTTGACATTCACGGCAGTATTGCGAGATACTGCCGTCCTTCACATGGAGCAATAGAAATGATTCGCAAAGATCCAAAGGTTCGCAAAGAGGAAGTTCTGAACGCAGCAATAAAGGTTGCAAAAAATACACCGTACACTCAAATGACCCGACTACAGGTGTCGGAAATGGCTGAATGTGCTGAGGGTACGATTAACCGCTACTACGGTACGATGAACCAGCTACGCAAGGCCGTCATGCGTCGTGCAGTGCGAGACGGTATTGTAAATATTGTATCGTTAGGTCTCGCGCTGCACGACACTCAGGCCATGGAATCGAACGCTGAGCTGCGTGATAAATGCTCAGCTAAAATAGGGAGATGATGTGCAAACATTACCGCCAGCACTTAAAGCACTGGAAAATCACCGACAGTTTGTTCTCTATCATGTCCGTCCGTCACTCACCCGCAAAGGTAAGACAGATAAAATAACCGTTGATCCGCGAACGGGTCTAAACCACGATGCCCACGATTCATCAATCCATTTAAGTTTTGATGAAGCTGTGCGCTGCGCTGGAGAACATTACCATGTGGGGTTCGCCTTCACTCAGGACGACCCGTTCTTTTTCCTAGACATCGACAACTGTCTCGTTGACGGGGCGTGGTCATCAACCGCAACAGGTTTAATGAACGACTTCGCCGGTGCGGCGGTTGAGGTCTCAGGCAGTAAAAACGGTCTCCACATCATCGGAACACTGTCGTCGCTGCCGGAACATCGAACGCGAGATCAGTCTCAGGGCTTGGAGCTTTACACGACGAAGCGGTTCTGTGCATTAACCGGCCTGAATACGGTCGGTGACGCATCTACGAACCACGACGTTGCGTTCGCTGCAACCGTGCAGAACCATGAGGGTTTTCGCCCTAGAGACCGAAGTCTGGTGAGCATCGAAGCGTGGCGTGAAGAACCTGTACCAGAATGGAGCGGTGCCGTAGACGATGGGATTCTGATTGAACGTGCGTGTCAATCAGCAGGCATGAAATCAGTTTTCGGCAACGGTGCGACGTTCCGTGACCTATGGGAGAAAAATGAAGCGGTGCTTTCGTTGGCTTACCCAACCAACAACGACGACGACGTGTTCGGTGCGTCGGAGGCGGACGCTGCGCTGGCCTCGCATCTGGCGTTCTGGACAGGTAAAAACCACACGCGAATCGAGGCGCTGATGTGGAAATCGGCTCTCAAACGTGACAAATGGCTTACTCACCCGACGTATCTCAGAGAGTTTACAATTACCGGCGCTGTGAACGGCTGTAACGATGTTTACGGGTCTGGTCAAGGGAAGACATCGGTAGAGATCATCGTCGGTGACACGCTGCCTGCAACGCTTGAGCCGAGAGTTGTGGAAGGTGTTCGTTATATGATGGGTACCCAGCAGATCGAACACTTCAGAGGGTGTGTTTACATTCGAGATCAGAACAAAATTTACTCACCAGAGTTCGGTCTGCTGGACAGCAGTCAGTTTCGCGCAACGTATGGAGGATGGGTGTTTTCGTTGGACTCCCAGAATGATAAGACGAGTAAAAACGCTTGGGAGATTTTTACTGAAAGTCAAGCCATCGTTTTCCCGAAAGTAGACTCCACATGTTTTCGTCCTGCGCTTCCTGAGCATTGCATAGTGCGAGAAGAGTGCTTGGAGATGATCAACATCTACAAGGACATCGAAACGGTGAGTATCGAAGGAGATCCCACACCGTTTCTGAACCATATAGAGAAACTGTTCCCAGACAACAGAGACCGTAAAATCATCATTAACTACATGGCATCTCTGGTGCAAAACCCTGGCGTGAAATTCCAATACGCTCCCTTGATTCAGGGTGTGGAGGGTAACGGCAAGACGACATTAGCGAAGGTGATCACCCACTGTGTCGGCAAACGGTACACGCACACGCCTAACCCGCAGGGGTTTGGAGCAAGTTCATCGAACTTCAACTCATGGGTTCGAAATCGTTTATTCATTGCCTTAGAAGAGGTTTATTTCAGCAGCAAACGCTCAATGATTGAGGCACTGAAACCGTTGATCACCAACGACCGGATCGAGATTCAAGGTAAAGGTGCTGATCAGGTGACAGACGACAACTGGGCAAACTGGATGATGTTCAGCAACTACAAGGATGCGTTGATGAACGAGGAATCGGGCAGACGTTATTCGATTTTTTACACGCCTCAACAGTCAGTAGCGGATCGTGTGCGTGACGGAATGACCGACCGGTACTTTAAAGATTTATATACGTGGTTGAACACTGGAGGCTATGAGATTTGCAATAACTGGTTGCGGACGCTCAAGATTGAGGAGGAGTTCGATCCAGCGACCGGAATGAACGCACCGAAAACGAGTAGCACCAGTGAATCACTCACGGTCAGTTTAGGTTCCGTGGAGCAGGAAATAATCGAAGCGATTGAGGAAGGTCGCCAGGGTTTTCGTGGTGATTGGGTTAGCAGCGTGGCGGTCAACAGGCTTATGGCGGAAAAACGCATTGAGGGTTTAATGCCGTTGAATAAGCGGAAGGCGATGTTGGAAAAACTCGGTTACGAATGGCATCCTGATCTGCCGCTAGGTCGATCACCACGCACCGTGACTTCCGAAGGAGCGTGTCCGAAACTGTTCATACGAACCGGATCTGAAATGCCGTCGGGTTTGAAACAACGTGAGGTTGTGCGAATGTACGAAGCGGCTCAAGGGTATAGTAACTTTGGTGTTGACGGCACAGGCAATAGCGAATACCATAGCGGCTCAGACAACGAACGAAGTGACTAGTATGAAAGAAGAGACGGTTCGAGAAAAATACACAAAACTTGTAGTGGGTGAACAAATGTCGCAGATTAGTGGTGAGGATGAGTATATTCGATCTCAATACGAAGCACTAATCACAATGCACGTCAGCAAGGTTGCGGCAACCATGACGCTTGCAGAATTAAGACACACAGTGGAGAACTTGGAGTTAAACGCACGTTTAACTCCAAGTATGTATTTCACTGCATTGGTTGCCGCAACTCTAATCGGGGTTCTGGCGGCGGTGGCGACCACTGTCATCGGGGTTATGGCGGCGACCGCTATTATCGGGGTGCAGCCATGAATCTGCGCGACACGTCTGAGTTCGTGAGTAAATCTGAGACTCACGAATACCGAAAAACACGTGATGGTGAGATCGTAAAGATCCCACTCATGTGGAAAGAATCAACGAAAACATGCTGGCATTGCGGTTACGACAAACTCATTCTCTTGCGGACACTTTTTCGCAAGACATGTGTTCGTTGTGGGAGTGATATGCCTTGGGAATTAGATGGAAATCAGGGGAGCTTGAAATGAGATTAACAAATGTAATGCGTAACCATGTGGTTTCAGAAATGAGTGCGGCGAGGTTCGACGACGTTGAAAATTCGTTGAAAAAAAACATGTACAGGCTGTCCGTTAAGATATTCGATGTGGCGGTTCCGAAAAAAATACAAAAGGCGATGTCGGAATTGCCGTCGGGTAGCTTCTGCAAACGAACCGCGTTTACGGTTACTGTAGGTAATGTCTTCATGCAATGTAACCTGAGCGAGTTGACGCTTTTCCCAGATAAAATGAGAGTGGGTGCCATCGTCGTTGACGACGAAAAACTTAATGCCGAAATAGTGGGTCAAATTGACGCATGTCATCGACTGGCGACTGAAAGACGTGACATGAAGCGAGAAGTCTTCGCGCTGTTGCGGAATTTCACCACCGACGTACAGTTGAGAAAAAAATGGCCGGAAGCGGGTCGATATTTACCAAATGAGGGTGGTAAATCTTTAACTGTGACTGACCACGCATGTCACACATTGAACAATAAATGGGGTCTGAAATGAAAGAGCTGCTACTAAAAACACTTGATAATCGAATCAGCGTGAAAGACGTTACCGAATACATGAGCGCGACATCTGAGGGTGAAGTGACCAACGACAAAATTGACATGGCGATCATGGCGGCAACAGATCGGATCGCCTTCATCCCAGAGTTTTCCAGAGTCGCAGCGAACCTGCTGCACCAAAAATTACTAATCAACAGCACGGCTTCTGGGTTCGCTGAATACGTTATGAATTCCCATAGTCTGGATTCAAATATCACGTCACTTTACGATCTGGATATTCTCGAAAGCGTCATTGAGGAAACGCAATCGGAACCGTTCGAATATCTAGGGCTGAAAACCTTGGTTGATCGGTATCTCCTCCCTTTGGGGAACCCTGACGAGCTGCCACAGTGGATGTTCATGCGTGTGGCAATGGGTATCGCAAGCGTTGAGGTGCCAGAACAACGAACCGACCGTGCGATTGAGTTCTATCGCCTGATGGCATCCCATGAATACATGCCGTCCACCCCAACCCTGTTCAATTCATGCACAATGCACCCACAAATGTCGTCGTGTTACCTAACATCTGTACCTGATGATCTGGATGGGATTTTCTCATCAATCAAAGACACGGCGAACCTATCCAAGTGGGCAGGTGGTTTGGGCAATTCATGGTCGCGTGTCCGTGGCATGGGCGCTAAAATCAACGGCACAGGCGGCGAAGCGCAAGGCGTGATTCCGTTTATGAAGGTCTCAAACGACACGGCTCTGGCCTGTAATCAAGGTGGCCGCCGCAAGGGAGCGTTCGCGGCGTATCTGGACACATGGCACATTGACATTGAGGACTTTCTTGAGCTGCGTAAAACCACAGGTGATGAACGTCGTCGCACACATGACATGAACACTGCAAACTGGGTGCCAGATTTGTTCATGGAGCGTGTGGAATCCGATGGCTCATGGACGATGTTCTCACCTAATGAAGTGCCGGAACTGACTGAGACATGGGGTGACGAATTCGTAGAGCATTACACACGTTACGAAAAACAGGTGATTGACGGCACGTTCAAGGGCGTTAGTAAAACAATGAGCGCCGTGTCGTTGTGGCGTAAAATGCTGGGAATGCTGTTTGAAACAGGACACCCGTGGATCACCTTCAAGGACGCATGTAACCGTGCGAGTCCTATGAGTGCAATGGGGATTATTCGCAGCAGCAATCTATGTACCGAAATCACCCTCAACACGTCTGACGATGAAATCGCTGTGTGCAATCTCGGTTCGGTTAACCTACCTAAATGGGTGGCCAACGGCAAGAAATTGGAAACAATCTCCACCGCAATACGAATGCTGGACAACGTGATTGACTATAATTTCTACCCAGTCGAGGCGGCTGAACGTGCGAACAAACGCCATCGCCCTATCGGTCTTGGTGTAATGGGTTTGTCTGATCTTGCTCAAGCCAGTGGGCAGACGTTTGAGCAAGAAGACGGCGTGACCCTAATGCGTTTGATCAACACTCACGCAGTGCTTACATCAAAACGTCTCGCAAGAGAGCGAGGGTCATTTCCATCGCACGGGAATTCAACCTTCGACCACCCTCAGCGTAACTCACACGTTACTGCTGTGGCACCAACCGCGACGATCTCCAACATCGTTGGTGTGAGTCAATCATTTGAACCTACATACAGCAACCTTTTCGTTAAGTCGAACCTGTCAGGTGAGTTCACTGTGATCAATAAATACCTCGTTGAGAAACTTAGGTCTCTAGGTCTCTGGGATCGTAAAATGTTGGACTACTTGAAGATCCACGATGGTTCCATACAACAGCATCCAGAGATTTCAGACGACGTGAAAAGTGTGTTCAAAACCGCGTTTGAAATCGACCCACACGCAATCGTGAATAACGCTGCTGGACGTACCCCAGACATCTCTCAGTCTCAATCGGTGAACTTTTACATGGCCGAACCCAGCGGTCAGAAACTCCATGATCTCTACATGAATGCGTGGAAGTCGGGCATGAAGACAACCTACTATCTACGATCACTCGGTGCGACAGGGGTTGAAAAGGCATCAGTTGATGACGGCGAAGGTGAAATCCCTCAATGTCGCATTGACGACCCCGACTGCGAGGCTTGCCAGTAGCGTCAACAACGGGTACTATTCGGTACCCGTTTTCAATGGAAGAGGTTGAGAGATGAAACGAATAATCAATGGTGTGGGTAACGTGAACCAACTCGCCCCATTCAAATACCAGTGGGCGTGGAAATACTTCCTTAACGCTCAGAAAAACCATTGGTCACCACTCGATGTGAACATGGCAGGCGATGTAGCCGACTTCAAACTCCGGTTGACTGATAATGAACGCAGCGTCTATACAAACGTCATGGCGTATCTAGCCACATCTGATGTGTTAGCCATGCGTAATATCGGTCTAGCTATTATGGAGAAAATGACTGCACCTGAGATCGAGGCGTACCAAGCCGTTCAGATCAACGAAGAGGCTATCCATAGTTGGACATACCAACATTGCATTGAGACACTGGGACTCGATCAGGACGACGTTTATAACCGTTACCACCGCATCCCAGAGATCAATCAGAAGATTGAGGTGGCGAACCGATACATGAACGCACTGATGGTGCCGAACATGGATTTGAACGACCCCCACGAACTGCAAAAGTTCATCATGGGTTACGTTTTTTTCGCTGTGATTTTTGAGGGATGTTGGTTCTTTAACGGGTTCTCTCCGATCTTCTCCATGCAGCGCCGTGGTCTAATGAAGGGGACTGGTGAACAACTCCAGTACATCATGCGCGACGAGACTATGCACTGTGGTTTCGGGATCAGAGTCATTCGTGAAATCCTTAAGGAAGAAAACACCACTTTAGATCTCGTCGCAATCTCAGCCATGTTTGAGGAAGCGCGGGAGTGCGAGCGAATTTATATTGAACATGTTCTGGCCGAACCGATTTTAGGGTATACTGCCGATGATCACATGGGGCAATTTGAATTCCTATGCAATCGTCGAGCGCGACAATTGGGTGTGCCAGAACCGTTCTTTGGTGCCAAGAACGTGTTACCTTGGCTGGATGCACAGGCGACCATCCGCAAGGAGAAGAATTTCTTCGAAAATCGTGTGACTGAATATCAAGGTGGGGGTTTATCGTGGGACGAGTAGCGAGGCGACACGGCGGCCTGACTGTCGATGAGGAATGTGATCAGTTGGGGATCTTCGGTTCTGGTGCTGCACACAGATCACCGGAGGGGTTTTAGTCATGACTGACATAGCGGATCAAACAGACAGCGTGTTGGCTGTTCTGGAGGCACAGAAAAACAGTGAAGTGGAACGAATTCGTGCCGCCATACCTCGCGGCGAGTCCTTAACACATTGTCTCGATTGCGATCTTGAAATACCTGAAGCACGTCGCGCAATCGGCGGCATGAAACGCTGCGTGGAGTGCCAGACGGTATTCTCGGGCTAGTCTAAAACCTTGGCCGCACATGGTTTCTGTCGAATTTTTACGGGTGCGTAACCCAACGCCACCTTACGCACCTCTTCAACACGTCGTCCCCACCCTCTACCGAACGTACTCCAAGTACGCAGACGATGCAAAAAAGCCAAGCGTTTATCACAGATCGAATCACACACCTGCGCCGATTCCGCTGCCGACACTCTGGCTAATGTTTTTGCACCAATGATGCCGTCACGTTTGGCACCCACTGCGTCCTGTAACCATTTGGCACTGCGACATGACCCCGAGTTTACTGCGCCATCAAAGACCACATAATCCACCCCTGCTGGCAGTTCATCGCAGTGGCACTTGTCCCAGTAGCCCTCACGGTAGATCTGTTCTAGCTGTGTATCGCTGATGTTACGCAGATCATTTTTGCTTTGATTCTGTCCAAAATGCCGCCGAAAGGTGATTAGTGTCACCCCCTTCATGGTGGCACCACCGGGATCTTTGGGGTGATCCGCCCAACCGCCTTCATGAACCAAAACGTGTTTTAGTGCTTCTTTGAAATTGTTTTTCATTCGTTTTTCCCCTACTTTGATTAACTGCTCTGTCATAGTATGTTAAAGTGCATACGCTTGATAGACTGTTATTTGATTTTAATTATTGGAGATATATGTTATGCAATATTTGGTTGATCGGTTGAGTGAGTTCTCCACTTGGCGTGGTTTGGCTTTGATCGGAACGGCTGTTGGTATTGTGGTCAGTCCAGCGGAGTTAATGGCTTATTACAGTGTGTTCGTTGCTTTGGTTGGCGCACATAATGCTATGACTAAAGGCTAAGAATATCTTATTTTCTGCTTTACACGCCCTCCTCCACCATTACTGACTTAGAAGGCAATAATGGTGTGCAAGTCAACGGTACCGCGCTTCGTGGTACACGCCCTCCTCCACGCCTTGTTAACATGAGCTTGCTACCACACTGAACAGGGTAAATGAAACGCTGTATGAAGTGCCAGACGGCATTCTTGGGTTAGTCTAAAACCATGTATGGCCAAGGTTTTTGTCGAAATTTTACGCACAATCGTTAGGTTCCCGACGAATTTAAGTCGCAAGTATTTTAATTCATATCACTTAGTCGTTAAAAATCAATAACTTACACGTCACCACGTCATGAAGCCGCCGCGTGGTGACGTGGTGACGTGGTGACGTGGTGACGTGGTGACGTGGTGACGTGGTGACGTGGTGACGTGGTGACGTGGTGACGTGGTGACGTGGTGACGTGGTGACGTGGTGACGTGGTGACGTGGTGACGTGGTGACGTGG